GAAAAAGATAACTTCCCATGGCCTAAGCAATGTAAAGATTTAACAAACTTAAAAAGAGCATACTTTGACGCTAATTATCCTGGAATACACCAAGCATTACGGGATGCAATTTATGAAGGTCGTATTAATCCTGATATTATAAAAACACATAAAGAGGCAGACGCTCCTCATTGGGAAATACCTAAGAAAAACAATTCAAAATATACAGCAAACTTTCAATCAAGCTTAAGTGGGGAATACAGTGCCTAATTACAGAAACAAGAAGCTGCTGGAGCTATGCCGTGAAATACCTTGTCAATCATGTGGCGCTATGGATGGCACAGTATGTGCAGCACACTCCAATCAACTGCGTGACGGTAAAGGCACAGGAATTAAGGCCAGCGATGCTATGGTTGCCGCTATGTGCAGTAGATGTCATTTTGAGCTAGATAACGGTATGGCGTTAAATAAGCAAGACCGTAAGGATATGTGGGATTTGGCTCATAGGATGACTATGCAATACTTTATTGAGCATGATATGCTGGTGGTCAAATGATTAAACTGACACTGCCATGGCCGCCTAGCACCAACCACTCGCACCACTACGGAGGCAAGCGCAAGTTTTTAAGCAAGCCTACACAAAAGTTTAGAGAGGCTGTGCAAGACATAGTTGTAGACGCTAAGGCTAAGATAGATGGAAGGCTGGCTGTGTTCTATGCTTTTTACCCACCAGACCGCAGACGCAGGGATATAGCTAACTACGAAAAGCAAGCTACAGACGCATTACAAGCTGCTGGGGTATTCTTAGACGATGAGCAGATAGACTTTATATGGCTAGTGCGTAGGCACATTGTCAAGGAAGGTATGTGTAAGGTTGTCATTGTGCCATATACCGAGGTACACCAAATGCTAGAAAAATACGAGGATTACATTTAATGGAACTAGGTCGAGTAATATATTATTTAGATATGTGGCGTGAGTACATGAAATCAGATAACAACAAGCTAGGCTACAAGTCTAGATCATCTGGCTTTCATACAGGTGGTGTACATTCGTTTGATGACATAGCTGACGAGGTAGACAACCACAGCGTAAGAGTTGTGGATAAGGTGATAGACGATTTGCCAGCCTTTCAGCGCAATGCTATCTATGTGATTTACCTGGGCCAAAAGACTATGATGGACATGAAGGTGCTAGACCGCTATTACGACAATGCAATGGCCATGTTGCAGCAAAAACTGACAGAAAAAAACCTATATTAAATACTACTTGACAAACAAGCCATTTTGTGGTAATATACGCCTGCTGGTATAGTTGCGTCTATATGATTCATATACCAAGCTTTAGCCTAATCTTCGTTGGGTTCGGACTCTCCTAAAAGCTGAGTCCATTTTTTTTGGGTGAAATTAATATACATACTACTGGTATTGGTTGAAAGTAGCCCATCTATTCAAGGATAACTATATGCCATATACATCATCACAGCACAGACTGTTTCAAGCTGCTGCTCATGATCCGTCTATTGCAAAGCGTGTAGGTATTCCACAAGACAAGGCAGCTATGATGGCTTCAGAAGGCGTAAAGAAAGACCCTAAGAAGTTAGCGGCTGCATTAATGAAGTAACTTAACAATTATGGGGCATAAGACCACTCTTATGTACATATATGGATCAACAAATAGAATATATAGAAGTCAGCAAACTAATTCCGTACGCTAACAACGCTAGAACGCATGATGACAACCAGGTTACTCAAATTGCATCTAGTATTCGTGAGTTTGGTTTTAACAATCCCATTTTAATTGATGATAATTACGGGATTATTGCTGGCCATGGTCGCTTAATGGCTGCTAAAAAGCTAGGGCTATTAGAAGCGCCAACTATAAAGTTATCCCATTTAAGTGATGCCCAGCGTAAAGCATACATACTTGCGGATAACCGTATAGCTATGAATAGTGGCTGGGATAATGAATTGCTTGCGTTAGAGCTAAAAGAACTAGACGATGACATAGACTTGTCGTTGCTAGGCTTTGACGCTGATGAGCTAAATGCGTTGCTAAACCCTGTAGAGCTAACAGATGGCTTAACAGATGAAGATGCTGTGCCTGAAGTGCCTGATGAGCCTGTTACTAAGCTAGGGGATATATACCAGTTAGGCAACCATCGTTTAATGTGTGGTGATAGCACTAGCATTGATGCGTTTGATAAGTTAATGGACGGCCAAAAAGCTGACATGATATTTACTGACCCACCTTACGGCATGAGCTATGGTGGCGGTAGAGCAGGTGCAATTGGTAGCAATGATGGAACAGTTAAAAAATTTGGTGTAATTAAAGGCGATGATAAAATTGGTGACGATTTAATACAGCTAATAAGAGATGCGTTGTTATCTGCTGTAACCACAAGTAAATCAGGTTCATCTGTTTATGTATGTTTTCCTTGGCGAACTTACAGCGAATTTGAAACAGCTATGCTTGAATGCGGATTAAAAGCATCTGCTTGTATTGTATGGGATAAAAAGTCTATTGGTTTAGGTCTATCTAATTACAGACCACAACATGAATTTATATTTTATTGTAAGGGTGGCGCTTGGTACGGTGATAAGGCGCAATCTGATGTATGGTATATGAGTAGAGGTGCTACTGGCCAATATGTACATCCAACACAAAAGCCCGTTGAGCTAATAGAAAAAGCTATAAATAATAGTAGTAAAGCAGGCGATATAATTATTGATTGCTTTGGTGGTTCAGGTTCTACTATGATTGCGTCTGAAAAACTAGGCAGGTATTCACGCTTGATGGAACTAGACCCTAAATACTGTGATGTTATAGTAAAGCGTTGGGAAGAGTTTACAGGTAAGAAAGCGGTGCTACTATGATATTCAAACGCTGGACTATACGATATAAGCATGACAAATCACCAATAGACGGTGGTGCTTATGTGCATAAAGATGCGGCTATAAAGGCTTTAGACGCTATGGCTAACAAAGATAAGCTAGAAGTGGCCCTAATAGCTATTATGAGCGTAGAGCTTGCAGAGCATTTAGCTGGCAATCTTTCGGAGTTATAAAGATGGCTCAAGGAAAAGAACATAAACCTACAGAGGAAAGCAAGAAGGTTGCTCGTACCTTATCTGCTGTGGGTATTACATACGAGGACATAGCCAATAAGCTAGATATAAGCTCTGATACGCTTGTTAAGTATTATAAGAAAGAATTAGATGCTGGCCGTGTAGATGCTAACGCCTCTATTGGGCAGACATTGTTTCAACAAGCTAAAGACGGTAACACTAGCGCTGCAATCTTTTGGTTAAAGACAAGGGCTGGCTGGAAAGAAACGCAAGTAAACGAACACGCTGGTAGTGTTGCAATATACGCATGGGAAGAATAGTAATACCCTATAAGCCTCGTCAAGCGTTTATGCCTTTGCATAATAGCAATAGGCGCTGGAAGGTAATAGTTGCCCACCGTAGGGCAGGTAAGACAGTAGCTTGTGTCAATCAGCTGATCAAAGAAGCTGTAATGACTAAGCGTAATGACTTTCGTGCAGCATACATAGCGCCATTCTACAAGCAAGCTAAGTCTGTAGCATGGGATTACTTTAAATACTTTACTAGGGTAATTGATGGCATCGTCATTAATGAGTCAGAGCTACGCATTGATTTTAAGAACGGTGCAAGGATTCAGCTATTTGGTGCTGATAATGCTGACAGCCTTCGCGGTCTTTACCTTGATAGCATTGTGTGTGACGAGTATGGGGATTGGCGCGCTAATGTATTCCAGTACATCATCCGTCCTGCATTGGCTGATAGACAAGGTAAAGCGGTCATAATCGGAACGCCTAAGGGCAGAAACGCCTTTTGGCAGACATACGATAGAGCTATACACTCCGATGATTGGCTGGCTTTAAAAATAACAGTTAGTGATTCAGGCATACTACCGCAATCAGAGATTGACTCATTAAAGCAAGAGTTATCTGAAGACGCATGGCGTCAAGAGATGGAATGTGACTTTGATGCTGCATTGCCTGGTGCTATATGGGGTCGTGAGTTATACCAAGCAGAGCAAGATGGTAGAGTAACTGGCGTAGAGTATGATGAGTTTGCCCCTGTGTTTACTGCATGGGATTTAGGTTACTCTGATGACACTGCTGTGTTCTTCTATCAAGTAGTGCAAGGTGAGGTTCACTTCATTGACTACTACGCTGCTAGTGGCAAGTCTATTGACCATTACGCTGCACACATACTAAGCAAGCCTTATAAATACAAGACGCACTTCTTACCACACGATGCTAGAGCTAAGACCTTAGCCTCTGGTGGTAAATCAGTCATTGAGATGTTGGCCGAACACTTGAGCATAACTAAGATGGCAATCACACCTAGTCTATCACTACATGATGGCATACAGGCGGTAAGACAAATGATGCCTAAAGCATGGTTTGATAAAGAGCGTTGTTATGATGGCCTAGAGGCTCTCAAACAGTATCAGCGTGAGTGGGATGATGACAAGAAAATGTTTAGGGATAAACCTAGGCACGATTGGACATCTCATGCGGCAGATGCTATGCGTTATGCTGCTATCAACTGGCGTGAAGAACACAAGCCTGTGATAGAAGACAAACCAATTAGAGGCATTATGGTCGGACAGACCGATGTCACACTCAATGAACTATGGGCCACACAGCCTAAACAACCTAAAAGGATTTAACTATGAGCGGTATTGCTAATTATGTTGGTGGTTACAAACAAATCACTGCAACAGGTAATGTATCACCTATCGGCTGCAAGCTATTGGGTATCTTAGTATCAGCGTCATCAAGCGGTACAGTAACCATCTACGACTCAGCTACGACTACAACATCTACTAAAGTAGTAGACACAGTAACATTGACTGCTGGCACATGGTTGCCTATGCCTATTGGCTTTGCATCAGGCGTATACATCGTTGTTGGTGGCACACTAAGCGCAACTGTAGTTTACGCATAAGGATAACTCATGGCTAAGGTTTCGCAAATAATGTCAGAGGTACAAACATACCTTGATATGTTTAGCCAGTACGACAAGGAGTTTGCTAAGTGGGAAGGTCGTGTAGAGAAGATTCTCAAACGCTACCGTGATGACCGTACAACAACTACGGCTCAATCTCACTACAACATCTTGTGGGCTAATGTACAGACTCTGAAGGCTGCAACCTTTAGCCGTATGCCTAAGCCTGATGTGTCACGCAGACACAAAGACAGTGACCCTGTTGCTCGTGTTGCGTCTATGTTGTTAGAGCGTGCCTTAGACTTTGAGATAAGCAATACAGAGGACTTTTATCATTCTCTTAACTCATGCGTCTATGACCGCTTTCTAGGTGGTCGTGGTACATCATGGATTCGTTACGAGCCTATCATTGAAACAGATGACACTTTCGTGTCTGAAGACGAACTAGACAGTGACTCTGTATCTGAATACCTAGACATTGAGCAAACGCCAGTAGACTATGTGCATTGGCGTGACTTTGGTCATAACTCTGCCAGGACATGGGATGAGGTGTCTTGTGTATGGCGTAAAGTCTACATGACTCGCCAAATGCTTAAAGAGCGTTTCCCTGAAGACAAGTTTGATGACTTGTGGAAAAGAATACCACTAGACGCTTCACCTGACGAGCCTCGCACTAAGATGACAGAGGGTGTCACTAAGCGTGGTCTAATCTACGAGGTATGGGATAAAGAAGAGAAGTGCGTCTATTGGATTAGTAAATCCATGGGCAAAATACTAGACAAGCGTGAAGACCCATTGCAGTTAGAGGAGTTCTTTCCATGTCCAGAGCCTATATTCTCTACATTGACCAATGAGTCACTTGTACCAGTTCCTGACTTCACTCTATACCAAGACCAAGCTAACGAGTTAGACACGCTATCAGACCGTATTAAGGGTCTAGTAGACGCTATGAAGGTTCGTGGCTTCTATGACGCTGCAAATGCTGACCTAGGCCGTCTATTTACAGAGGGTGACAACAATACACTTATCCCTGTTAAGAACTACGCTGCCTTTGCTGAAAAAGGTGGCTTGGGTGGTGCTGTAGAGTTCGTTGACTTAACACCTATTGCTAACGCATTGAACATGGCTTATCAAGCTATGGGTCAAGTTAAACAGCAAATCTACGACATTACAGGTATCTCTGACATTGTTCGTGGTGCAAGTAACGCTAACGAAACAGCTACTGCTCAACAAATCAAAGGCCAGTACGCTACATTGCGTCTTAAAACTTACCAAGACGAAGTGGCACGCTTTGCCTCACAAATACTTAAGATTAAAGCGCAGATTATCTGTCAACACTTCCAACCTGAAACCATTATGAAGATTGGTGGTGCAGAGTTGTTAAGTCAAACAGACCAACAGTTAGTGCCACAAGCTATTCAACTGTTGCAAGACAGTCCTATGCGTACATTCCGCATTGAGATTGCTACTGACTCTATGCTATACGCTGATGAAGCCCAAGAGAAACAAGACCGTGTAGAGTTCTTGCAAGCTACAAGCTCATTCATTGAGAAAGCCATACAAGGCGCTCAAGCTGTGCCTGAATTGACTCCATTGTTGATGGACTTGCTCAAGTTTGGTGTCCAAGGCTTCCGTGTTGGTCGTACTTTAGAGGGTGAGTTTGATACATTCGCTGATGCAGAGAAAGAAAAGCAAATGCAAGCGGCTGCTAACCCACAACCACCAGCTCCAGACCCTGAAATGATTAAAGCCCAGGCTGAACAACAAAAAATGCAGATGGAAGCTCAACTAGAGCAAATGCGTATGCAGTTGGAAGGTCAAAAGCTAGAGTTTGAGAAGTATAAAGCTGACTTAGATAACCAAACTAAAGTCGTTGTAGCCGAGATTAACGCTAAGACAGACCTACAGCTTAAGTCGCTTGATATTAACGCTGGTAAAGAGCAAGAAGGTCTTACTGAAATCAGTATGGGTGGCGTTGAGCAACCTACATCTGCGTTATCAGGCTTGGTTGAGGCTATCAACAACAACATGGCTACTATGGTGGCCGTACAAGCTCAACATAACACTGACCTATTGACGCAACAACAAATGGCTCATGAGAACTTGGTGCAACAATTAACTAAACCTAAGCAAGTGGTAAGAGGCGCAGACGGTAAAATAGTCGGGGTGGCATAATGGCATTAGTCCTAGCGGATAGAGTATTAGAAACGACTACTGTCGCTGGTACAGGGAACGCTGCATTATCAGGCGCTCAAGCAAACTATCAACCATTCTCCGTAATCGGCAATGGTTCTACTACCTACTACACGATTGTAGACAATACAAACAACGAGTGGGAAGTGGGTGTTGGTACTTATGTGCTTGCAGGTAACTATATCTCTCGTGACACAGTGCTGTCATCATCTAACGGTGGTGCATTAGTCTACTTTGGTAGCGGTGACAAGGATATATTCCTAGACCTACCATCAGAGGCTGTGTTATTGAGTGCTGGTGATGTAACTGGCCCTGCTAGTGCTGTAGCCAACAACTTTGCTGCGTTCAACATGACCACTGGTAAGTTGATTAAGGATAGTGGCTATAACGCTTCTAGCTTTGCTACTGCTGCTCAAGGTGCATTGGCTGACACTGCTATACAACCAGGTGACTTAGGCACTGCTGCCTACTTAGACGCTGGTTCTGCATTAGGTGTAGCTACACTAGACGCTGGTGGTAAAGTGCCAACAAGTCAAATCCCACAAATGGGTGACTTAAACTATCAAGGCACATGGAACGCTTCTACTAACACGCCTACATTGACTAGCTCTGCTGGCACTAAAGGCTTTTACTATGTCGTGTCAGTTGCTGGCTCTACTAACCTAAATGGCATTACCGATTGGAAAGTAGGCGATTGGGCTGTGTTTAACGGCTCTGTATGGGAAAAGATAGACAACACTGACGCTGTGACATCTGTAAACGGTTTTACAGGCACTGTGGTGCTAACTACTACCAATATAGCAGAAGGCACTAACGAATACTTTACGACAGCCAAGGCTAGGGCATCAGTAAGCGCTGGCACAGGCATAAGCTACGATAGCGGCACAGGTGTAATCAGCAACACATCCCCTTCATTGGGTGGTGATGTAGTAGGCCCATCAAGCGCTACGGATAACGCTGTGGCTCGTTTTGATACGACCACTGGCAAGCTAATACAGAACTCTGTTGTAACGATTGACGATAGCGGTAACATTAGCGGTGCTAATTCTATCTCTACTATTGACTACGCACAGTTAGATACGACTGCTGCTGCATCTATTGCGGTAGGTAAGTTGCGTTGGAATGTAGACACAGCAACTGCGGCCTTCGGTATTATTGATGGCACGACAGAAGTCAACATCGGTCAGCAAATGTATGCCTATGTGACCAACGCTGAATCAGTAACAATCACTGCTGGTCAAGCCGTATACTTGTATCAAGCCACAGGCAACCGTGCATCAGTTAAGTTAGCCTATAACACAGGCGATTCTACTTCTGCCAAAACATTAGGCTTGGTTACGCAAGACATTGCTGCTGGTGCAACAGGATTTGTGACAACGCAAGGTGTATTAGGCAAGTTAAACACAGGCTCTTATGCTGAAGGTGACACTCTTTACTTAGGTGCAACTGCTGGTAGCTTAACTACTACTAAACCTAAAGCACCTAACCACCTTGTTTATATCGGGGTGGTTGAGAGAGCAAACAATGGCAACGGTCAAATCTATGTTCGTGTGCAAAACGGTTACGAACTAGACGAGATACACGATGTGCAGATTAACAGCCCTGCTAATGGTCAAACTCTTTTGTATGACGCATCAACAAGCCTTTGGAAGAACGCTAACCTAACGGCTGGCACAGGTATTAGCATTAGCAATGGTGCAGCGTCAGCGACCATAACTAACTCAGCTCCAGACCAAACAGTAGCCATTACAGGTGCTGGTGGTGCAGTAGTGACAGGCACTTACCCTAACTTCACTATCACGACACCTAGCGGCACAGTAACTAGCGTAACAGGCACAGCGCCTATTGCGTCTAGTGGTGGTGCTACACCTGCTATTAGCATTAGCCAGGCTACTACAAGCACTAACGGTTACTTGTCTAGTACCGATTGGAATACCTTTAACGGTAAAGGCTCAGGCACTGTAACTAGCGTAGGCGGTACAGGCACAGTCAATGGTATTACGCTAACAGGCACAGTCACTAGCTCAGGCAACCTTACATTAGGTGGCACATTAGGTGGCATTGGTAACAGTCAGCTAACTAACTCTGCTGTAACGGTAGGTACGACAGCGATCAGCTTAGGCAGTAGCTCTACTACACTAGCTGGCTTGACTTCAGTTACCTCAACTAACTTAACAGCAACGGCTGCGGTAACAGGTTCAGTAGTATCAGCAACAAATGGGTTAGTAATTAACAACATGACAATTGGTGCAAGCTATGCCATCCCTTCAGGCTACTCAGCTAGTTCTGTAGGCGCAGTAACGATAGCAAGTGGTGTAAGTGTAACCGTGCCTAGTGGCTCTAGATGGGTAGTTTTATAAAGGAAAAAATATGGCTTCAATAATTAATGCCTCTACAAGCGGAGTTGGTGGTGTCATCACTACAGCCGACAATAGCGGTGACTTAAACATACAAAGCGGTGGCTCTACTAAGATTGCTGTAACATCAGCAGGTGTAGCGGTAACTGGATTGAGCAAAGGCTCTTTGCCTACAGGTAGCGTGTTGCAGGTGGTAAGTGCAAATTACAGCACATCTGTATCTACCACATCAACTAGTTTTGTAACGGCTGGATTAAGTGCGTCAATTACACCAACAAGTGCTACAAGTAAAATAATGATTATTGTAAACATTGGTTTATATAACAATGGTACAAGTGGCAATAGTATGGGGGCAACAGTATTTAGAGGCACAGTTGCAGGAACAAATCTTGGTGAAGCAACTTGGGGCTTTGGTTTGGTTGGTTCAGCTATTACTGGTACTTTGGGTTCAATAACTTATTTAGATTCTCCAGCAACTACATCAGCAACTAGTTATACAGTAGGTATTAGAACTCAAAATGCAGCCAATTTAGTTTATGCTCAATATCAAAATACAAGTTCAAACATCACTCTTATGGAGATAGCAGCATGATAGAAGCAATCTATAAACTATATCCACAAGTGGTTCGCACAGTTGGCGATGAAGCCTTTGATGCTGGCGGCAACCTAGTCGCATACGACCTAGACCTAGTTAAAGCAGAACAAGCAGCAGAAGCTAAGCGTCAAGAGGCAAGAGCCTACCTAGCATCTACAGATTACATGATGACTGCTGACTACGACAAAGACACAACAGCAGTTCGTGCATTAAGGGCTGAAGCTCGTAATGTAATAAGAGGAGTTAAATAATGCCTTTATTGTTAGCAGGAGCGACAAGCGGTGTAACGACTGTACAAGCTACAGACACGGTGACTGCTACAATGACCTTGCCATCTGTAACGGGTATTGTACCAACACAAAACAGCACAACAGGTGCATTGACATTACCTACTGGCACAACAGCACAACGACCAACAGCCTCAACAGGTATGGTTAGGTATAACTCAACACTAGGCGTTATGGAATACTATAATGGCACAGCTTGGTATAGCGTGAGTTATGTGCCTCCTCCTTCTACCGTAGAGTATTTGGTAGTTGCTGGTGGTGGTGGTGCTGGTGGTGGTGGAGCTAACCCAAGTGGTGGTGGTGGTGCTGGCGGATATCTAACAGCTACTGGATTATCAGTAAGTGCTGGAAGTGCTATTACAGTAACAGTAGGTGCTGGTGGTACAGGTGGCGGAAGCGGAAGCAATGGTGGAAGTTCAGTATTTGGCGCAATTTCAACTACTGGTGGTGGTCGTGGTGGTTACTTAGATACTAACGGTTCTTCTGGTGGTTCAGGTGGTGGTGCAGGTTGGGGTGCAGGTTATCCAGCTGCATATCCAGCTCCAGCTGGCACATCAGGTCAAGGCAATAATGGTGGTTTAGGCACAAGCGGAAGAAACAACCAAGATACTGGTGGTGGTGGTGGCGGTAAAGGTGCTGTTGGTGGAAACGCTACTTATAATGTAAGCGGTGGTGCTGGTGGTGCTGGTACAGCTAGTTCTATATCAGGCTCTAGCGTAACTTACGCAGGTGGTGGTGGCGGCGGTTCTCCTAACATAATCACAGCAACTCCTGGCGCAGGTGGTTCAGGCGGTGGAGGAACAGGCGGAACTTATGCTGGCGGACTTGGAGCTTCTGGAACTGCCAATACTGGTGGCGGTGGTGGTGGCGGTGGGGGCTCTAACGGTAGTACTGCTGGCGGTGCTGGCGGTTCAGGAGTTGTCATCATCCGTTACGCTGATACATACGCTGCTGCGACCTCTACTACAGGCTCACCTACTATAACAGTTGCTGGTGGCTACCGTGTCTATAAATGGACAGGTTCAGGTTCAATTACATTCTAAGGATTTACAAGATGGCTTATTTTGCACGATTAGATGAAAACGATGTCGTGATAGATGTTCACGCATTAAACAACATTGAGATGCTAACCGCTGAAGGTTTAGAGTCCGAGGACATGGGTAAAGCTTTCTTTGTCCGTTGGTCAGGTGGCTACTCTAAATGGGTGCAAACATCTTACAACGGCACAATCCGTAAAAACTACGCAGGTATTGGTTACACATACGACCGTGTTCGTGATGCTTTCATTGCACCTCAACCTTTCCCTAGTTGGACATTAGTAGAGGACACTTGTCAATGGCAAGCTCCTACACCTATGCCTACAGACGGTAAAGTCTATGTTTGGGACGAAGCTACAACCGCTTGGGTAGAAGCTAAATAATGGCTAACTTGCTCATCAATGGAGCTACATCGGGGACTACCTCAATAGCCCCTACAGACAACGCTACGGCTACTATAACGCTACCTGCTACATCAGGTGTGTTTCCTGTGCAAACAGCTACTACAGGCGCTCTATACTTGCCTACAGGCACTACTGCTCAACGACCTACAGCAGCAACTGGTCAATGGCGCTATAACACTGACTTAGGTGTTATGGAGTATTACAACGGCACGGCTTGGTACAGTATTACAGGGACTCCTCCTGTTCCTGTTGAGTATTTAGTAGTAGGCGGCGGTGGTGGCGGTGGAGCTTGGAGGTCAGGTGGTGGCGGAGCTGGCGGTGGTGGCGCCGGCGGCTTTAGAACGGCAACTGGATTGGAATTGCCAACTGGCGTATCTATAACCGTAACTGTAGGTGGTGGTGGAGCTGGTGGCTCAACAAATAATACAAATGGTGTAAGTGGTAGCAATTCAGTGTTTGCCTCTGTTACATCATTAGGTGGTGGTTTTGGCAGCACAGGGAATTACACAGCAGAGCCTGGTGGTTCAGGTGGTGGTGCTGGTGGTGGTACAGGTATAGTAAAAACAGGTGGAGCTGGTACAAGTGGACAAGGTAACAATGGTGGTTCATGCAGCTCTGGAGATGCTGGTGGTGGTGGCGGAGGTGCAGGTGCAGTAGGCGCAAACGCTTCTGGAACTACAGGTGGCGCTGGTGGTAATGGTACAGCCTCATCAATCTCTGGCTCATCTGTAACTTATGGCGGTGGTGGCGGTGGAGCAGGAAATGTTGGCACAAGCTCTGGCGGTTCTGGTGGTGGGGGTAATGCTGGTGTTTTTGGCTCAACAGCCGCTTCAGCAGGTACAGCCAATACTGGTGGCGGTGGTGGCGGTGCAGCAGGTAATGTATCAGTAGCAGGTGGAGCAGGTGGTTCAGGCATTGTCATCATTCGCTATGCAGATAGTTACCCAGCAGCCACATCAACTACAGGTTCACCCACTATCACAGTAGCTGGCGGTTACAGAGTCTATAAATGGACTGGTAGCGGAACGATTACTTTTTAAGGAAATAATATGTCAATGGTCTTAGACGGAACAAATGGTAGTGGTAGCCCAGTAGTCACCACTACACAAAAAAATGCTTTAACTCCAGCAGCAGGTTATGTTGTATTTGACAGCACATTAGGAAAGTTATGCGTTTACACAGGCTCTGCTTGGCAAACCATAACATCTGCATAATGGAAAAGATAATCGCTAAACTTAACGCTTTCTTAAGCCAATTCTGCATTGTGTGCAAAGTACCTTGCGATAAGCAAATGCACTTTATATCAGGCTTTATCATAGCTGCTATACTGACACCATTCATCGGCTTTTACGCTGTTGTTGTCGTGGCTATCATTGCGCTACTTAAAGAGATATACGATGCACTACATCCTGACAAGCACACTGCTGACTTTTGGGATTGGGTAGCAACGACTTTAGGCGGATTAGTAGGATTTGTTACCGTTAGCTTAATAGGATAATTTATGTTTGGATTTAACGCATTTGCATCTACAGCGTTTAATTCACTATTAAGTGCAATCACACCTCCACCTCCAGTTACATGGGGGACTACAGGCGGCATAGGTAAGAAAAGACACATACGCAAGTCAGCTAGAGCTGAAATGCAAGACCATGTAAAAGAGTTATTTGCAGAGCCAGTAGCAGCAGAGTTAAAACAAGAAGTCGCTAAGTATGTTAAGCCCTCACAAGGCTTGTCTATCCATTCCATTGATTACGGTAAGTTAGCTCAAGATGCAGAGCTAGTGCAACGGATTATTGGCAGATTTAAAGAAATGCAACAAGAGCAAGAAGACGAAGCTCTTTTATTAATGTTAATGTAAGGAACGATATGTCATTTTTACCAGAGTGGTACTCCAAAGGTGTTACAGCACAAGATGCAAACGGTGGCATGGGTACTGCTGCAATGTTTAACAAGCCTACAGCAGCGCAACAAGGTGACTTTGGCGGTTACTTGCCTAAATTGATTGCTATGTTGCGTAGTGGTGGTGAAAAACCTGCTGACGATGGTATGCCTACGCAATCTATGCCTATGTCTAACGCTATGCCTAACTACACACCACAACAAACTCAACCAATTGGCCCTAACATGAATCAAGTAAACAATCCTAACACTATGAGTCCTAATGGGCAGATTATGCCTAACTGGAATAAAACCTATGGCGGCTATTAATGAGATAACAGGCGATTCTATACAGACTCGCATGAAGGGTAAAACCTTTGATGACAATTACGACAAGATAGACCGCACAGTAAGGTTAGAAGAAAAGAAAGACGAGCAAGAAGACGATTTAGTAACAATGAAAGCTGACTTCCTAGAACGATGGAATCTTAGTGGTGAAGAAGGCGAAAAGGTTTGGCAAGAAAAGCTAACCATGATGTACAGACAAGGCACTGTATCGTTGCCTTATGTTCGTGAAGACTACAAGCCCTATCAGTCAATGATTGATGGTCGCATGATAGAGGGCAAGAAAGCCCATAGAGAGCATCTAAAGCGTAACAACTGCATAGAGGCAGGTGATATGCCTATAAAGAATCCAGAAAGACCTAGGGATAACTTGAAAGAGCAAATTGCAAGAGAAGTTTATAACAAATTGCGTTATTAATAAGGGAGCAACAAATGGCAAAAGTTTCAAATTTAACAGGTTCAGGTATCGCTGGTGGTGCTGCACAATCTGTAGTTGGTTATGTATCATTGGCTCAAACAGCTAGTGGTGCTACACAAGGCGCACAAACCGCTGTTAGCGACATCGTGCAATACACAACATCTACATCTAACTATGGCCCTACATTGTCAGCCACAGCAGCACCTGGTGACACAGTAACTGTAATCAACGGCTCAGCTAACACAATTAAAGTATGGCCAGCTAGTGGTTACAAAATCAATAACGGTACAGCAGACGCTGCATTGTCTATTGCTACATTAATCACAGCACAATTCATCTCTTTAGGTGATGGCAACTGGGCAGCAATCAAATCAGCTTAATCAATCGACATAACTTAGTTATGTGTCGATAAAAATCAGTTTCATAAACACAAGGAAAGCAAAATAATATGAATGCTCATATTTATTTAGTTACAAATGTGTTAAATGAAAAGCAATATGTAGGACAGACCATAATTGATAAAAACAAATATGGTCATGGAATGGCGCTGGGCAGAGCTTATAAAAAGCATGGTAAGGAACATTTTACTTATGAAAGAATTTGCTCTGGCATTGACAATTTTAATCTGCTTAATTATTTAGAGCGATTTTGGATTGCCACTTTTAATACAATTAGACCTAACGGCTATAACATTGAAAGCGGTGGACAAGATGTTAAATCATGTCAAAAACATTCTGAAGAAACTAAACAAAGACTAAGTTTAATTAATCAAGGTGAAAATCATCCATTTTTTGGAAAAAAACACTCTGAAGAAACTAAGGCAAAGATTAGGTCTTCAATGATTGGAAGAAAACATACTGAACAAGCTAAATTAAATATGAAAGCAGCTGCAAAGAAAAAATAACATAAGGAAGCAAAATGGATATTAACCAGACTACTCTGGAAGAGCCAATTAGCCTTCGAGATACAATCGAAAATGCTATTGAATCAACAGAATCAGCAGTAACAGAAAATACGACCTCACAGGACGCTGTAGAAAGCGATAAAACCTCTCGCCCTAGGGATGAGTCAGGCAAATTCGCTAAAACCTCTCAAAACGCTTCAAAAGAGCTTACAGAGGCATCTGATGATAATGTTGTAGAAAATGATACAAATGTAGCAGAAATTAACACAAAACCTCGTCCTAGTTCTTGGAAAAAGGATTATGAAGAGCATTGGGGTAAGTTAGACCCAACTTTGCAGGATTATATTCAACAAAGGGAAGCTGATTACGCTAAGGGCGTTTCAACTTACAAAAATCAATGGGACATGGCTCAACCAGTAATGGAAAGCTTGCGTCAATTTGAGCCTTTGTTACAACAATATGGCGTAGCTCCACAACAATGGATTACGCAGCTAGGTAATGCTCATGCCAAATTGGTTATGGGTACACCTGAGCAAAAGATGCAAACCTTTCAACAATTAGCTAATGATTACGGTATTAACCTTGGTGCAGTATCAGGCCAAACAGGTTATGACCCACAGTTCTCACAACTAGCTCAAGAGTTGAATCAAATAAAGAATCAATGGTCAAGCTTTCAAAGTTCGCAAGAACAATTAGAGCAAGCCCAATTGCAGAATGAGATTTCGTCATTTAAAGATGACAAACCTTATTTTGAGGAAGTTCGTGAAACCATGGCTGGACTACTCCAAAGCGGAATGGCAAACG